AAAAAGCTAGATTTATGTAATACATCCCCCAGAACTCAATAGCGCCTTAGGGCGCTATTTTTTGGTTAAATACAACATGAGTAAAAGTTTAGACGGTGTATTAACAAAAAAAGCAAATCAGAAAGAAACATATACAGAAACACAAATTCAAGATCTATTGAATTGTATGGATCCTGATGAAGGTTACTTGTATTTTGCAAAACAATTTGCACACATTCAGCATCCAGTAAAAGGAAAACTTTTGTTTGATCCTTACGAATATCAGTTGAGGTTGATGCATTCGTATCATAATTTTAGATTTAATATTAATATGATGCCTAGACAAACAGGTAAAACTACATGTGCTAGTATATATTTGTGTTGGTATGCAATGTTCAATCCAGATCAAACTATTCTTATTGCAGCACACAAATACACAGGTGCGCAGGAGATTATGCAGCGTATACGCTATGTATATGAACTATGTCCTGATTACATAAGAGCAGGTGTAACTAGTTATAATAAAGGTAGTATTGAGTTTGAAAATGGGTCACGTATTATCAGTCAAACAACAACAGGCACTACTGGACGTGGTTTGTCTATCTCGCTACTATATTGTGACGAGTTTGCGTTTGTGCAACCAAACATTGCTGAAGAATTTTGGACTTCAATTTCGCCTACACTAGCAACAGGTGGTAGAGCTATTATTACAAGCACACCTAACAGCGACGAAGATACATTTGCAGTTATATGGAAACAAGCTGAACAAAAGTTTGATGAGCATGGAAATGAACAAGAAATTGGTATAAATGGTTTTCACGCTTATAGAGCTCATTGGAGTGAACATCCCGACCGTGACGACGAATGGAAAGTTAATGAAATAGGTCGTATCGGTGAAGAAATGTTTCGTAGAGAATATGGCTGTGAATTTTTAATCTTTGATGAAACACTGATCAATAGTATAAAACTTGCTGCAATGGAAGGCATTGAACCTACATTGCATATGGGTCAAGTGCGATGGTACAAAAAACCTGATGCAAAAAAATCTTATGTTATAGGATTAGATCCTGCTATGGGAACAGGTGGAGATTTTGCTGCTATACAAGTGATAGAACTGCCTACATATGAACAAGTTGCTGAGTGGCAACATAACACTACAGCTATTCCAGGACAAATTAGGGTTTTGCGAGATATTTGTAGTTATATTGCAGAAGAAACAAAAACTACTTCTAATATTTATTGGAGCGTTGAAAACAATGGTATAGGAGAAGCAGCACTACTTGTAATACAAGATTTTGGCGAAGAAAACATTCCTGGATTATTCATTAGTGAACCAATACGAAAAGGTCATGTAAGAAAATTTAGAAAAGGTTTTAATACTACACATGGAAGTAAAACTACAAGTTGTGCTAGATTAAAAACAATGATTGAAAATGATAAACTAATATTAAAAAGTAAGCCTTGTATTAGTGAACTTAAAGCATACATAGCAGCAGGTAGTAGTTTTCAAGCAAAACCAGGACATCATGATGATTTAATTAGCAGTTTAATTTTAACATTAAGAATAATGAGCGTTATGAAAGATTGGGATCCTACGGTTTATAATACGTTTAGCCAAATTGAAGCAGATGAAGAATATGAAATGCCCATGCCTATCTTCGTAAGTAGCAGTTATTGATAAATAGTATACAATGAGAAATTTAAATACCGTAGCAGAACAATTATTTAATGAAATTAGAGGACGTTATTCAAGCGTGTCAATCGGCGATGCTGATGGTAACATTACCAATGAACCTAAGCAAGCAAGATTTTATGAATTTGATTTTAAATCAGGAATGCAGGATTTAGGAAAAGTAAGTGTAACACTTGACGAAGAATCTGGTGTTACAATTATGTATAATAATAATTTTACAGAAAATGCACTAGTAAGTGAAAAACAAGATTGGTATAATTTTTTAAAAAATATTAGAATGTTTGCAAAAAAACGTTTATTAAATTTCGAAGTAAGAGATATTAATAAATCAAATCTAACTAAACGTGATTATTCTTATCTAGCTAAAAATCGTAGCGGAGATCAAACTATGGCTGAGTCTAAAATGTACGGCAGTAATAAAACAAGTTTTCAAAAAATTGGTAATGCAAAATTATCAATTAAACATACAAAACCTATGGAAGAAAGTGAAAGTAGAACAAAAAATATTGGTTCTATTTACATCGAAAATAGCCAAGGTGAAAAATTTAAATATCCTTACAAACATCTTAGTGGTGCAAGAGCTTTAGCTATGCATGTTAGCGAAGGTGGCAATCCTTATGACGAATTTGGTAAACACATTACAGGTTTAAGTGAAGAACTATCTAATCTCCGCAAGTTCAAAACTTATATGGGCCGTAGCAGTGTAATGGCAGAAAGCCTTGCTGAACATATGGATATTGTTAATGAAAGAATTGCAACAATTAAAAAGTCTATACAAAATCTTCAAAAGGAATCTCATTACAAACAAGCATTTGAAGAATTTGTACCAATTGAAGACATAGAAGTACCAGAAGATATATCAGCTAATTGGATCGACCAATTAACCGTAAAACAATTTAATGAAGAATTAAAAGATGTATTTCCATACATTTACAATTTAGTTAGTGAAAATACAAAACCAGAAGAAATAACTTTTGAAGACATTTTTTATGAAGCAAAAGATACAATGATAAAAACAGAACCTGGTGAAGATTCTGTATCGCAAGTTGCACAAAGATTCAGAGTGCCTGCAGAAAAAATGAAAGATTTTATTCAAGACGTCATCGAAGTTAATGGGTTAGATAGTGACAAACTACAACCAGGAATGGATTTGGTTATACCAGCAGGTTATATTCCTGGTAATGTATCATCGAGTCCAAGACCGCAAATGAGACCAACTAATAATACAAATATCGGCAGTACAGAAATAGCACCAAATGGTCAAGTTACAGGCAGCACAAGAGGCTTCAATACAGAGTCTGCAATTGATGCTGCATTTGATAAATTGTTAGGACAATTTGCAGATAATTTTAGTGCGCAAGTAGAAGGCGATACAGATGAAGGCAACGCATACGCACATGCTGTAAGACAAGCAAAAATGAATGGCGCTAAAAAAGGCGACAAAATAGATCATCCAGATTCAGACGAAGATGATATTGTAATTGAAAAAGACAAAACACCATTAGGCGAGTTTATACTAAGTTACTTTGATAGACAAACAGGCCAGTTTCCAAAAGGCGAAACAGCAGTATTGACCAGCGTAGAAAAAGACTACGGCGATCAATACGTCAAGCCCGCAAGTCAGTTCATAGAACGTCTAGGCAAAGTATATGAAAGATACCAACAGAAAAAACTAGGCCAAGTTGATCAAGTAGACGAGTTTAATGATGTAGATAGTAAAGACGAAGTTGACCTAAACTTACAGAAAGCAATTCAGCAAAAGTTTGGTACAAAGCCAGTAGGTGATATACGAGGTCGTACATATGGTGGAGACACTAGTGATGTTGAGATAGATGATCCAGCAGTGCAGATGATGCTTGATGCAGGAATTTTAACTTTGAATCCAGAGGCTCTAAAGGCATACAAATCTATTTCTCCTGCAAAACGTGCAGAAATTAGGAGAAGAATTGATAGGTTCCAAGCCGATAAAGCACAGCGAACAGACAATCCTAATGCACAAAAAACAGACAATCCTAATGCACAAAAAGCACCAGGATCATTATTTGATTTATTAGGCGATTCAACAGAACTAGATAGAATCACATCGTTAGCCGGTTTAAGATAATCGGCTAACCATTTGAAAATTTTGTCAAAAAAATAGTTGACAAGATAAATAACATTGTGTAGTATAGTAATTGTGCTGCACACTAAAGGCACATAGAACATAGGCAATATAAGGAGGCATAACTATGGCATCATTAGCAGAAATTAGAGCAAAGCTCAAAGAACAAGAAAATCGTACAAGCGGTGGCAACACAGGCGGCGGCGATAACGCAATTTACCCATTTTGGAATATGAAAGAAGGCGATCAGGCAACCCTGCGCTTCTTGCCTGACGGCGATGATTCAAACACTTTCTTTTGGAAAGAGCGTTTGATGATTAAACTTCCATTTGCTGGTGTAAAAGGCGAAACTGATTCACGTCCAGTACAAGTACAAGTACCATGCATGGAAATGTATGGCGAATCTTGCCCAATCTTGCAAGAGGTACGTGGCTGGTTTAAAGATCCAAGTTTAGAAGATATGGGTCGTAAGTATTGGAAGAAACGTAGTTATATCTTCCAAGGTTTTGTTGTAGATGATCCATTGAAAGAAGATTCACAACCAGAGAATCCTATTCGTAGATTTATTATTGGTCCGCAAATCTTCCAACTAATTAAAGCAGCACTAATGGACCCAGATATGGAAGAACTGCCAACAGATTATACTGCTGGTGTAGACTTCCGTCTTGCTAAAGGTTCAAAAGGTGGTTATGCAGATTACGGCGCAAGTAATTGGGCACGTAGAGAGCGTCCACTAGGTGATGCAGAGATGGCAGCAGTGAACACACACGGCTTGTTTAATCTAAATGATTTCCTTCCTAAAAAGCCAAGCGAAGTAGAACTTAAAGTTCTTACTGAAATGTTTGAAGCAAGTGTTGACGGTGAAGCATATGATGCAGAGCGTTGGAGTAATTACTTCCGTCCTGCAGGTATGGCAGCACGTACAGGTGATCCAGTAGCAGCACCTACTCCTGCTCCACAACCAGCAGCACCTGCACCTGCACCTGCACCAGCAGCAGTTGAAGATGATATTCCTTTTAAATCAAATGAGGAAGTAGCAGCTGAAGCAGCACCAGCAGAAAACGCCGGTGGTGGCGCACAAGACATCCTAGCGATGATTCGTGCTCGTCAAGGACAATAATAGAAAGGGCTTCGGCCCTTTCCTTTGCTTTTTAGAATAGGAGATATGTATGGCTACTAAAGCATTCGATCCTTCAAAGTTTCGAAACTCATTAACAAAATCTATTAAAGGTATGAGTGCAGGCTTTAATGATCCACAAGATTGGATCAGCACAGGCAACTATGCACTTAACTATCTACTCAGCGGTAATTTCCGCAAAGGTGTTCCACTAGGCAAAGTAAGTGTATTTGCAGGCGAATCTGGTGCAGGTAAATCTTACATTGTGTCTGGTAACATTGTAAAGTCAGCACAAGAACAAGGTATCTTTGTTGTGCTTATTGACAGTGAAAATGCATTAGACCAAACATGGCTAGAAGCATTAGGTGTTGATTGTAGTGACGATAAGTTACTTAAACTTAACATGGCAATGATTGACGATGTTGCTAAAACTATTAGTACGTTCATGGATGATTATCGTTCTATGGATGAAGCAGATCGTCCTAAAGTATTGTTTGTAGTTGACTCATTAGGTATGCTTATGTCACCAACTGAAGTTAATCAGTTTGAAGCAGGTGACATGAAAGGTGACATGGGTCGTAAGGCTAAGGCACTAAAAGCACTTGTAACTAACTGTGTTAATATGTTTGGTTCATACAACGTAGGTATGTGTGTTACTAACCACACATATGCATCGCAAGATATGTTTGATCCTGACGATAAGATTTCAGGTGGCAGTGGCTTTGTGTATGCAAGTTCTATGGTTGTAGCAATGAAAAAACTAAAACTAAAAGAAGATGCAGAAGGCAACAAAACCAGCACAGTAAATGGTATTAGAGCAGCGTGTAAAGTTATGAAAACACGTTATGCTAAACCATTTGAAGCAGTACAAGTTAAGATTCCGTATGAAACAGGAATGGATCCATATTCAGGTATGTTTGATTTGTTAGAAGCAAAAGGATTACTTGAAAAACAAGGCAATCGCTACAAGTATATTGATAGCGATGGAAATGAAACACTAGAATATCGTAAGAACTGGACAGGTGAACTACTCGAAATGATCATGGCCGATTTACCGGCAAAAGAAGCACAAATGGTAAATATCGCTAACGCAACCGACGAAGAAGTTGTGATTGATCATAACGAGGAGTTAACCGAGAATGAATGAAGATCAGATTGTTGATATCTGGAACTTGTTTAAACCAAACTTAGACAAAAAACAAGTAGAAATAGCAGCAGAAAAGTTTATTGATCTGCTGGCTGACTATGGCGTTGACGATATTACTTTAAAAGAAGCTTTAGGCAATGACAAAGATCTAGACAGCGCAATTCAATATTATTTAGACGACGACGGCGATTACGAAGACGATGACTGGGATTAATATATGGGGTGGTACAGCAGTGTAAGCAGAGATATCGGTCAGATACCTGCTGCAATACAATATTTTGAAGCTGAATTAGCAACTGCTAAAACAGAAGTCAAACTTATTGGAAATGTTGAAAAACAAGCAGCAACAATGCCAGGCATTGTTGAACACCGATTTAACCAACTTCAAGAGATTGAAGCAATCTTAGAATACATGAATATTGAGCTGCGAAAACTACGCAGCTCATATTTTAAAAAATATCTTGAAAACTATCAACGTTCGTTAAGTAGTCGTGACGTAGAAAAATATGTAGATGGTGAAAAAGATGTTTGTGATTATGAAATGATTATTAACGAGTTTGCATTAGTAAGAAATAAATGGCTGGGCGTCCTTAAAGCACTTGATCAAAAGCAATGGCAGATAACTAATATTGTAAAGTTAAGAGTTGCAGGAATGGAAGACGCAACTTTATAAGGAAAATATATGTCTTATTCACATGAATATTTAGAAGAACTAAAAGTTCTACATAGTAAAAAAACTTTTGGTCAAAATAGAAATATTCCTGAAGTTGTACATAACTTAATTCAACAACACAATATTAAAAGTTTTTTAGATTTTGGCGCTGGCAAAGGTCTTACTAGTGATACTATAAAAAAAGAATATCCAAAAATAAAATTATATACATACGATCCTGCGACATTCCCTTACCCTTTACCAGAAAAAGTCGAACTGACTTATAGCAGTGATGTGCTAGAACATATTGAACCTGATCTTATTGACGAAACGTTACAAGATTTATCATCTAGATCAACACGTTATCAATATCATTTAATTGCATGTCATCCTGCAAAAAAAGCACTTAGCGATGGTCGCAATGCGCATTTGATTGTTGAAAATCCCACATGGTGGAAAAATAAAATTGAAGCATTAGACGGGTGGAAAATTATATTCGAAACAATAAAGGAAAGACACGCTCCTGTCAAAAAAGGACCGCCAAAACATGTTGTTAAGTATATTGTGATATTGGAAAAAATATGAAAAAAGTTTATGACTATTGGATGCCTAAAACAGATGATCACTTTGAAAGATTAATAACAAAAAGAGTTAAAAAAGGTGGTCCACCAGAATACCAAGATGATGTTAGAAATGTAGCTTACAAATACGTAACAGATTTTGATCTCGCTATTGATATTGGAGCAAATGTAGGATTGTGGGCAAGGCCTTTAACCAAAAAGTTTAAAAATGTAATAGCTTTCGAACCTTTAGAACAAGTATACAGTTGCTTAGAAAAAAATGTACAGGGATTACCGGTAACAATAAATCGGTTTGCATTAGGAAGTGTAAACGACAAAGTTGAAATGGTCTACGATAGCGAAAACACAGGTGGTAGTTTTGTAAGTAATATAGGTAAAGGAAACATTGAAATAAAAAGATTAGATGATTTAGATTTACCTAAGTTTGGATTATTAAAGATCGATTGCGAAAGACATGAGTTAGAAGTACTAAAAGGTGCAATGGATACAATACTAAAATACAAACCAATAATAGTATGCGAACAGCAAGCAGACACAAATGAATGTGCTGGAAAATATTTAAAATCATTTGGTGCATACGAAATTACTAATGTCAGAAAAGATTACATATTTGGTTGGAAACATTAAATACCGTATGACTACAGTATTAGTAACCGGTGGATTTGATCCTTTACACAGCGGACATATTGAATATTTTAAAGCAGCAAAAAAACTAGGTAATAAACTAGTGGTAGGGCTTAATAGCGACCAGTGGCTTATAAATAAAAAAGGCAGAGCATTTATGCCTTTTGATGAACGAGCAAGCATAGTTAAACATCTAGATATGGTAGATAGTGTTATCCCTGTTAAAGACGATGATACAGGCGGAACAAGTAATGCCATAGGTTACCTTTTACAAACTACTACAGGTAAACTTATTGTTGCAAACGGCGGCGATAGAGTTGATGGCGAAATACCAGAACAAAAAATATATGGCAATCATCCTGACGTAGAGTTTGTATTTGGAGTCGGTGGCGAAGATAAAAAGAACAGCAGTAGTTGGATATTGCAAAACTGGGATAAACCTGTAACAAAACGTGCCTGGGGTGAATACAAGGTATTGGATCGCAACGGCGAATGGCAAGTCAAAGAACTTACATTTTACCAGGGCAAATCTCTTAGCGATCAACGACACTTTAAACGCAGTGAACACTGGCACGTTGTA